GTAGCCGTACTGGATAGGCAACTGACGAGTTGATCCAGAAAAAACTTGTCCACCAATAAGATTTACAGGCTTCAGGCCGTAAGGGGCCGATACTGTAGGATATGCCATTTAAATCTCCAAAAATTTATGAACCTTTTCCAAAGCTCACCTGCGTTTTGCCTTCTCTAAAGATCGGCATACGTGGGTCACTTTGACGCATTAAATTGTTATCCACAGCTTCCGTCTGTTTTCGTGTTTGGTCAGCGTAGTAATCTTGCTGCTGTTGCACGAATTCTTCAGGTGTTTTGCAAAGTAACAACCCGCCAATTTCAATGTTGCCTTTAAAGCGTCCATTGTCATCAACTAGCAGTTTGAATTTCGGTTGTTCCTCTACTGTCACAGGCTCCCAGCCTTCCCTCAGTCTTGAAGAAAGATTGCGGGGGTCCGCATTGTTCAGCATCGAAACACGAATCCATCTGTAAGCATAACCAGCCTGTTTGTCCGGCTCAGGTAAAAGTTCTGGTGGACGCCACTGCTTAGGGCGCTCAGTAAGTTCACGGTTATCTAGCTCACGGGTCAATCTCGTTTTGTCGGTCATGTTATAGCTCCAATTTTAAAAGTTCACGGGCGTACTGCTCATTAGTCAAACCAAGTCTTTTTGCGATAGCTTGTTGTGAGGTCTTTAACTTCACAGGCTGCTTTGCTGTGCTTCTGGTTGCAGACGCTACAACAGTGCTCGCTCTTCGACTCTGAGTTTTGGGTTCATTGTCTACTTCATCGACTTTAGTTTGAGGTTCCAAGGCTTCAAAATAGTCAGGGAACGCTTTGCGTACTGTTTTGTCCAGCCGCTCATAATACTGATCACTACCTATGAACTCTTTACCGTATTCGTCGGCAAGCTCTTCATGTACACCGAGTGCAAAAGCGGTCATAGATTTTTTACTTCCATACCACGGATTCTTTGCAGTCCAATTCTGAAGTTTGGGGTCAGTTGGACGTGCTTGTTCCTGCACTTGTGGCATTTGTACCTCATTTTCGAGGTTTTGTAAAGTAGGTCTGTAATTTTTCGCACTATTTAGTTTTAATGTTGCGTCAGTCATACGCTGCTGAGCTTCAATAATCTTGTCAGCTTCGCCTGTTTCTAACGCCTCCCTATACCCTCTTTTAGCGATTTCTACTGCCAATTCAGCCGCATTAGTGGCTGTAGACATGTATTCTTTCTCACCAGAAGATAAAGTAGACCTAAGTCGCTTATTCTCTTCAAGAAGTTTTTGAGCAGCTTCAACAGCAGCTTGGCGCTCTCTAGTAGCGGCTTCTTTCTCACGACGCTCATCGTGCCAGACTTTCTTCATCTGGATAAGTTTTTCTTTAGCTTCTACGCTATATTTATCTAGCTCATCTACTTCTAGCTTCTCAACAATCTCTTTGGGCATAGGTTGGCGCCCACGGTCCTCGGGGGGAGTATCGTCTTCTAGCTCAATGTCTATTTCAACATCGGGTTTACCCTTATTTACAGGATCTATCTCGTCTGGGAATTTGTATTGTTCCATTTTTGTTGGTCCTTAATTTTTACGTTTAATACCACGTGGATCATCGACCGTACCTTCGACTGTATCGTCGTTGATTAAGCGGAATTCTCTACCGTGAATGACTAAGCGAGTACCAGCATTGGGTCGTACAAGAATGAAGTCTCCTTGTTTGCACCAAGGTCCGGATGGAAATTTAGCAGTATCTTTATAAGCATCAGGTCCCATAGATACGACAAAGAGTACTGTTGTTAGCATCTCGTCAAATTGAATGGTCTGATCAGCTTTAATAATACCGCTCTCGAACTCTTTTTCTTGTTCGGGAATTGCACACAGGATTTTGTAGCCTGCGGGTCTTGGTAATTGCTTAGCTTTTTCTTCTTCCGTTTTGTGAAAGATTCTGTCTAAGTCAACTGCCAAGGAGGGATCGATTTTAGTCATCGTCGGAATGCTCCAAGTGTTTTATGAGGTCGTTTGCGTAATCACGTGCGAACGATAGACCTCGAATCTCGCCGCACAATCTTGAATACTCGTTATGGTCAACGCATTGTCCTCCGCTAACCCATTGTCTTAACGAGTCAACTTTTTTGTCTATCTCGTTAATTACTGTTTCGAGTTCTCTCATTCTTTACCTTTCTTTGTTTCAGGTGTAGTTTGCTGATTCATCAAGCTTGCCATGTGTTGATGCGCATGGTCGCTACGTTTTTGGTTTGTCTGGTGCTCAAGGTTGCTTTTCTGTTGGCCTTGTTGGTGCTGCAAGTTTGTCATGTGCTTAGTTATATCAATTGCACTTGTTAGCCCTGCGCGTTGGGACTCCCTATCATGCAACATCTGATCTGCTTGGACTTTAGCCGCGGCGTTGAGTCCAGCTGTTTGTTGCTGCGTTTGAATGCGTTGTTGTTCAAGTTGTAGCTGTGCTTGTTTATAAGCTTGCTCCGCCTTGTCGTTAGCAATCTTGCGTTGCAGGTCTTGCGCTTTAATCTGCAAGTCTTGTTGCTGAAGCTGAATAAGCGGGTCTTGCGCTTGCTGTTGGTTTTGTTGCTGCTGGGCTTCTTGCTGGTGTTGTTGCAACAATTTTTGTGAAGCCTGGGCTGCAAGTTGAGATATGCGAACTTCCATATCTTTTGGAATATTTTCTTGTTCGCCGTACAAATTGTCGTCTTTCTCTTCGGGTAACGTGATACCCATTGCTTGTTCCATTTGCTTGCGGTACTCGTAGCCTAAATGCTCAGCAATATGAGCGTTCATAGCTGACTGCATCTGCTGCGCCATCGGGTTTTGACCAATAATTTGCATGATCTTCGGGTCTTGCATAGCTGACATATGGACTGTAATATGCGCCTGGTGGTCCTGATATAAGAATGCTTTTACAGGTTTTAGCGCAATAATGTTCTGGTTTTCTGTAACTGGATCAGTCGGTAGCATATCTTCATCCAACTTAACCAGCTTCTGTGCGTTCTTAATACCCAGCACGTCTAGCATCTGCCTATATAAGAGCGCCATATTAAATAGCTGAGGCTGGCCCTGGGCAAGTTGTAATACTGCTTGGTACTGCACAATTTTTTGCGCCATTGTCGCGGCGTTGGGATCGCTGACTGGGTGGATGTCACACATGTCATAGTCAGACTGTTTGGCACGACGGTCTGCATTGTCAGGCTCGTACTCATAATCTTCTGGCGTGTCGTCACGGATAATGTCACGTAGCAAGCAAAGTTCTAACTTCATCGCATAGTGAATGCGAGCTTGAACAGCGCTCATCACCTTTAACGTTCTCTCTAATATTGCCAACGTTGTGCCAACTGGAGCTGCAGCTGACATATCAGAGACAGTTAAATCAGCTGTGTTTGCAAACCTACGACCATCTTCTACGATCTGGTTAAGTAGCGTCATCAATACTTGTGACGGTTCTTTGTATGGCAACGGCATTACGTTGTCACGCATTGTTCCACTTGGAACATCTACATCACGGAACTCTCCGGGGCTTATTGGGGTGTCGTCACCTTTGATACGTAAACCTTTAGTTTTGAAGCCGCCAGGCAGATTAGATAATGTACCGGCGTCCACAAGCTGCCTAATAAGGCTAGTACCAGACTTAGCAAAAGAACCAATAAGATGTATAAGCCCAAAAGCATAAAAACCAAAGCCTGGTATGTAAGAGTAATGAACAAAGTGATTACGCTTTTTGCGCAATTTATCCTCTTGTTTCCAGTTCCTACGAATTGATAAGACATTAGCGGTTCCTTTCTCGATTGTTATGACATATGGGAGAGCAATGCCATCATCGTCCTCGTAACCTTCTAAGTCACGGTCAACGTGCATCTCAAGAAACTTATAGCGGTCATCGGCTGTTGCCCTAAACCCCATGTTTTCTGCGATCTTTTTCTCAACATCATCAAGATTGTTAATTGGGTCGCCGAGGTCAATGTCGCGGTAAAAACCTGCCACTTGAAGTTTGCGCACCTCGTTCTCAGTCTTGCGCATGACATGGGTAACACGTGGGCTTGTTTGCAAGCTTGACGCGCCATATGGCACAACTAAATCATCAGCGGATACAAACATAGCTGCTGGACGGTTTGTATCTGGGTCAAAATAAACTTTCTTAAATGCGTTACCAGCTAGACCCAAACCCCACACCATACGCTCATGCTCAGGTCTGTACTCAACCATCTCATCCGTAATGCGATAATTCATATCGTCTTGTACGCGCTGAGCCGCATCTTTTTTCTCTGGCGTCTCACGCCCAATTATTTGGGTCTTAACAGGTCCAGTTGCGGGTAGCGTTTCCATAACTGTCTCAGCTTGAAACTTAACTATTGCTTCAGCAAGGAGTGGATGGTATACGCCACATGCGCCCTCCCAAGGCTCGCTTCGTTCTTCTATTTTTAAGCCAAGAAGTTCTAAGCCATCTACATATGTTTGCATCCAGTCTTTGCGGGACGAAATATCATCTTCAAAATCTGAAAGCAACTCACTTGCAATTGCTGCAAGCGTACTCTCATCCATGAACTCAGCAAGGTTAGCATCAAAGTCATTCTTCGATGGGCCTGGCATCATCTCAATCTCAAAATCTCCAGCATGAATAGTTACATCGTCTGGGTTCTCAATTTCAATTTCGAGGTCTGGGCCTTCTTCTATAGGCAATTGATCTATGCCTTGCGGCGCCTGGGAGAGAGCTTTATCTAACATGATAGTCCTTAATAATATGATTTGCGCCGGTTGGACTTGAAGTAAATTACTTCGTCCTCTTCGTCGGAGTCAAGGCGAATGAAGCCGCCCTTGCGAAAACGTATGATTGCTTGGGATGTGGAGTCAACCAAGTCGTCGTGTTCTCCTGACGGGAAACTTGCTATTTCTTCAACTACTTCTTCAGCCCATGATGTTCTTGGCACCCAGACCCTGCCACTAGCAAATATATCCGCACAGGAATTTAACCTCGCTACTTTATCATTTCCTGCTGATGGTGTGAAGTCTTGAACGGGGATGCCCATCGCCCTCATCTCAGCTACTAGGGGAGCACCCGACGCCTTAGCCTCTATTATGATTGAATCTGGACTCCAGTCTTTATATTGTTCGTACGCAACTTTCTTGAGTTCTGGAAACTCCATGCGCCGTTTAAACGAATTAAGCAAAATAATATTTGCCTGGTTAACGCCTCTATCATCTGGGCGGTCAAAAATACCCCATGTTGTACAAGCTGAGTAGTCGCTTCGCTGGGTTTTAAGAAATGCAGTATCCCAAGACTGAATAATGAAGTTGACGTAGGGCGGGTGATCTTCTTCCCACCACTGCCACCATTCGCGTTTGATAATCGCTGATACATCGCTGGTTGGCTGCTGCATGTACTGCGCCATCCACTTAGCATTAGGAAGTTCTTGGTGAAGCGCTTCTAATTCATCAATGCTCCAAAATTCTGGCCATAGGGGTTTACCCGAAGGTAATATAGCTGGAAACTCGATCACTTCCCAGTTTTCCCCCGAGCGTTGTGCAGCTGCTTTTAAGACTTGTCCCGTTAAATCTTTCTTAGACCAGCGGGTCATAACCATAATAATAGAACCACCAGGCTGCAGACGCTGCCTTGGACCTGACGTATACCACTCGTAAGTCTTGTCGTAAATCTCTGGGTTGGTTTCGCTTAGCGCCGCTTCTTGCTCAGAGTGCGGGTCGTCAATAATGAGAATGTCCGCGCCCTTACCTGTGACAGCACCGCCCACACCGATAGCAAAATAGTCTCCGCCCTCGTTAGTTGCCCACCTGCCAGCTGCCTTGGAATCAGACTGGAGTCCAACTCCAGGGAAAATTGACTTATATACATCTGAGTCCACGAGATTACGGACCTTTCTTCCGAAACCCACGGCGAGTTCAGCAGTATGAGATGTCTGGATAACTTTTTTCTTTGGGAATTTACCCAAAAACCAAGCAGGTAATAAGTAAGAAGCAAATTCAGACTTAGTATGGCGCGGAGGCATATTAATAATAAGTCGTTTGATCTCCCCGTTAGCCACTCTTTCAAACGCCCTAGCCATTTTTGCATGATGTGCTCCGTCGATGAACCCAGGCCAGACTTTATGGGCAAAATCCATGAAGTTGTTTTGGCAGTTCTCTTTATGTTTAACTTCTAGCGTAGTATCTAGCTGCTCTAGCATCACACGTAGCTCAGAATCCGACAACTTGTCCAGATTATTAAGTAAAAACTGGATCTCAGTTGCGTTATTCGGGCTGATCATTAACTTCTACGTCCGTAATATCGAGAGAATTGGCTAATTTTTCGTGTGTTGGGGTGTTTTCGAACGTATTTAACTGCATTAATGTTCGAATTCTGTCCCGAATTGCCTCTTTTAACTCGTCAGAAGTCTTGTGTGTGATGGTAATTTCTTGTTTTTCAGTGAATAAATCGGACGCTTTGCCCAGTAATTCAAGCGCTTTTAGTGCAGTTCTGTTGTCATCGTCATTTGAGATTTGCAATAAACGGTTCATTACTATTGTTCTGACCTGAACCTTGTCGCTTATGACCTGCTTCTCGTACTCATTAATATAACTAGCAAGTTGAAGTGCAACGCCGGGGCGTTTCATATCCTCGCGGGTCTGAGCCTGTGCAGTTTTATCTGTTTTTTTGCCGAGATTTCGGAACATTTCAATGGCTTTTTCGTTTTCCTCCTCGGATAAATCGAAAGTGGCGCCATCACCTAGCTCTTGTAATAACAGAGCAGTGTTCCCCATGACTTTTGCATGGTCGTTTAGGTCTTCCATTTCCATAGCGTCAGCTACGATGGGTATAGGTTTGTCGAGAGTTGGCTCAACTTGAATATTCATAACACCTTTTTGTGGGTATCGGTGGGCGTAGTATAGCAAAAGTTTTTTGAAAAATATATACCCCCCGGGGGTCGAACGAAATTTTAGTGACGGGGGGGTTTCGTATAACAGAGAATAGGATGAAGTGTAAGCAACGTTTCCAAATCTATTTTTGAAAATCGAGTGAGCAAAGTAATGTGTGAAGTCTCCCCAGGGGCAAGGCGTCAAAATAGGGTCATAGGGGGATAGTGGGTTTGACATAGTAACAATTGGTAACTATGTCCTTTTTTAAACTATTTTTGTTGTATTTATACAAACGACGATAAATAGTGGGAAAGTGTGTTAATATCAACCCGTCGATTAATTTTGATCGATATAACTAACAGGAGAGACATTATGTCTAATGAGAATCAAGTAGTTCAGTCTACACTTACAGTCGATCAAACTACATCGTTTGATGATATCGGTTCAACACTCGGCGCGAGTGATATAGATAGAGATACAGCAATTGATCTATTCTTTAACCTAGTATTCGTCAATGGTAATGTTAACTATACGTTATGGGTTGAAGGTTCTAAGCGCATCATGAGTGCTTATGCTATTAAGAAAGGTATCAAGTGCATTATGAACGATGGTACGCTAAATCCAACAGTTAAAACAATGTGGAATAGATTTACAAAGGACGTAGCTGATAAACATGGTATCGTAAAGCCTACTAAGCCTACTACTGAAGCTAAAGCTAAATCAGAGCAAAGGGCTAAAGCTGAAGCTAAACTCGAAGTGCTTAAAGCTAAACCAGTAGAGGAGTTACAAGCTGAGTTAAAGTCTAAGCTGGCTAACCCAACTACTTCAAGTCTTAATGAAGCTAAAGCTATAACTAAAGCTATCGAAGCTAAAGCAAGGGATGTTGAAAAAGCTGAGAGTGCTGAGGTATCTGCGGTACGCAAATCGATCAAGGATATGCTAGCGAAGATTGATAGCTACTCTGATTTAGTTGATATCGAGACATACATTGTAGATATGATTAGCAACCATACTCCCGCAACATTCTAAACTCTAACATAGGAAACCTAGGGGAAACCCTAGGTTATAAATAAAATGAAAATAATTTGCGTAAATAATTTAAAACGTATAGAAGTTGATTTAGTAAATAACTCGGCAATGTGGTTTAACCCTAAATTAGGGGGTGAGAAAATAGAGGAAAGGGCATGGCAAAAAATAGCTTATTATTTTGCTGATGTAGAGGCAATAAATGAAAGTACGAAATTGGCATACGAAATAATAAATAAGTGTTTAGCTAAACAAGGTATAGATTAGATACTCTGTCCAATTAGCAAAGCCTCCCTAGGGAGGCTTTTTTGTTGTCTCTGCTTTGCGTGTAACGCAAAGTGTAGCATAGATTTTCAGCAAAATCAAATTTTTTTTAAAATTTTTTTAGGGAACTGGTTGTAAGCGACGAACTA